GGATTAGACCCCTCTCAAACCTAAACCCTGCTCGAATATAGGAAGCTTCAGAGTGATTCATTCTTCCTCCTTGAACTGTATTTCTGTCTCAATGTATTCAATCAATCTCTTTTTAAGTTCTCCTCAATGACCGCCATTGCTAGGCAAACATCATCCCAAATCTCATCGTGCATCTCATCCCCTTCAGAGATACAGTCTTCTCGGTATGCGTGGAGAGCATCCCAAACAGTTTGTAATTGTTGTTTCAGATCGTGCATGATTTATCCTTAAAAAGTTGGTTTACTGTATTTTTGACATCATCCCAAGAGTCTGTCTCTAGAAGGACATCAGGATTGTTCCCCATGTCTTCAACTGGGTGAATGATGATGAGGAATTGTTTTCCTCCACATTCCCTTCTGTCAGGGTCTAGGTAATCAACCCAAACAGTTATCGATTGGGTTTCGTTTAATTGTCTCTCGAAAGATGGAGAGACATCGTTATGCCAAGACTTGTCAAAGAATCCTTCAAGGTGAGGGATGTCAAAATCAAAGTCTCTAAATTCGTGGTAATAGCTCATTAGAAATTCACTCCTTTAATTTGTACAAAACCAGTTTGATCATTTTTTGCTTTGCCTTTTGCATACAAGGCAACAACAACATTCTTCGGTTCAATGTGTCTAATGTCTGTGTCGTCTCCATCAACAACTTGCCAGTTCCTAAAGGTCAAAGGGATGTCTTCTTTCTTCTGAAACACTACTGCAACCCTCGAATTGTTGGGGTTGGTCAATCCCTTGATTGAGATCGGTTTTGGAGTGATTGAACTGAATGAATAGGTCAAATCGTAATTGTCATAACCGATTTTTCCTTGAAGGTTTCTTGAAGGATGTTTTGTGTAATCGTAAAACTGGACATCAGAAAAGATGCGAAAAATTGTGTCGTTTGTTTCATTGGGGAGAGCGATGGGGTAATTCTCCCAAGGGATGTCAGAAGTCCCATTGAGACGAACTAGAAGCTTGAACTCTCTAGCTTTCTCAGACCATTTCAAAGTCCAAATATCAGCACAAAGAGACAGTAAAAATGCCCTTCGGTTTGAGTACCAAAAATCAGTCTTTGCTTGCCTAGCTTTTTGAACTGAATTGAATGCTCCTCTCCCTGATGTGTAGAGACATCCTTCCATGCACCCTGCAAGCTTTGCAAGAGCGCAAATGTCATCGTTTGGGGTCAAATACAGTATTGCAGTCATGTACCCCAACTTTTCACCTTTAACAGTTTTTGTGGATGCAGTTCCCAATAATTTCTTGTAGGGCAAACCTTCTTCACGAAGGATCTTTTTAAATGGGTTTTGATTGGTCATGCTTGCTCCCTTGTTGTTTCTAAAACTTCATTGAAAATCCATGCTTTCCCTTTGTGCCAACTGGCGATGTGTCTACCTTCCAAGTAGTACAAATAAACTGTGGTGAAAGTGGGGTACTCAGCAGAGCGATCAGTCTCCTCTTTGTAGGGACAAACAGAGAGTTTTGATGAGTCAAGAAGACCACAAATAAAATGCTCAAAAGCTTTCTTTGTCATTGAATAATTTGTTTGTTTCATGATTGATCCTTAAAGTTTCACAGAGAGGTCTTTGCATTCGATCTGATAACCTAGTTTTTTGATCCCTTCCATTGCACGATAGGAGAGGGTTTTTGTACCCAGTAAATCAGCGAAGATCTTTGCTTTCTCGCAAACTGGATAGAAGAGATAACTTCCATAATGCTTGTCCATTTGGACTGTGATTTTTAGTGTTTCCATGATTAGATGATTCCTGATTTTTTTGCGTCTTTGTAGACTGAGAAAGCTAGTGAACTGGCAATGGTGAAAAAGCAGATAGAAGCAACGAAAGCAAGAGGAGCAACAAGACCCCCCAAACCTCCCTCACCTCGCAAGAAGAACCAACAAACAAACTCAACCAATGCACCGAAGTACATCAAGACAGAGACTGAAGCATTGGAGTAAATAAAGAAGACTTTTTCTAGTTTCGTTTTCATGATTGATCCTTAGATGTTGAATGAGGTGATTAACTTGTACTGATTGACTGCTTGTTGTTTCATGTCTTTGGAGACATTGCGAAACCATGACTTAGTGCCATCCCATGCCATGCCATGCAATCTTCTTTCTTCTGTGACTGACACAGATTGAAAGTCCTTCTGAATGTATCCATAGAGCATGACACGATTAGTTTGGACATGAACGCAAAACTTTCTTTTGCCTATGTAGAAGATTTCTAATCCATCTTTCAAGAGGGTGTCGGCTTCCACGAATGAAACATCCTCTGCATCTCCACGCATCAAGATCTTGAGTTGTTCCATGATTTTCGCTTTGGTGTCTTCGCTTGATGTTGAGGAGTATAAGAATGCTTTGAGGAGGGAGAAGTCTCAGGCATCTTTTATGGAATATGTGAAGGTGATGTGGCCGGGGTTTGTTCATGGGCGGCATCATGCTTTGATGGCTAAGAAGTTTGAGGAGATAGCTTCTGGGAAGATTAAGAGGCTGATCATCAATATGGCTCCGAGGCATACTAAGTCGGAGTTTGCTTCTTATCTTTTACCTAGTTGGTTTTTGGGTAAGTTTCCTAATAAGAAGATTATTCAGACATCGAACACTGGCGACCTTGCGGTCAACTTTGGGCGAAAGGTTAGGAATTTAGTTGGTTCGGAGCAGTATGCAACTATCTTTCCTGATGTTAGTTTAAGACAGGATAGTAAGGCAGCTGGTAGGTGGGCTACTAACCGAGGTGGTGAGTACTTTGCTATCGGGGTTGGGGGTACTGTAACGGGTAAAGGTGCTGACCTACTGATCATTGACGATCCGCACTCGGAGCAGGAAGCAACTTTAGCCCAAGGTGATCCTAGTGTTTTTGATAAGGTTTATGAGTGGTACACCTCTGGCCCGCGTCAGCGATTACAACCTGGTGGGTCTATTGTGATTGTGATGACTCGTTGGGCGGAAAAGGATTTAACTGGCAGGATTATCAAAGATGCCACGAAGAGGGATGCGTCTGATGAGTGGGAGGTAATCGAGTTACCAGCGATTATGCCAAGTGGGAATCCGCTGTGGCCTGAGTTCTGGAGCTTAGAAGAATTATCTGCTTTGAAGGAAGAGTTACCAGTATCTAAGTGGAATGCTCAGTATCAGCAAACTCCTACAGGAGAAGAGGGTGCTTTAGTAAAGAGGGATTGGTGGAAGATTTGGGAGCCTGAAGACCCGCCTAGGTGTGAATTTATCATCCAAAGTTGGGATACAGCTTTTACTAAGAATGAGAGATCAGACTACTCGGCCTGTGTGACTCTTGGGGTATTTCACTTAAACGAAAACCCAGAAGATATCAATATTATTTTGTTAGATGCTTTTCAGAAGAGGATGGAGTTTCCTGAATTGAAGGAGAAAGCGTATGAGCACTATAAGGATTGGGAGCCTGATGCTTTTGTTGTGGAAGCTAAAGCTGCTGGCGCGCCATTAATTTTTGAGTTGAGAAGGATGGGGATTGTGGTGAGTGAGTACACCCCATCTAGAGGAAATGATAAGTTTGTGCGTCTAAACTCGGTGACTGATTTGTTCAAGTCGGGTAAAGTATGGGCACCTGATACGAGGTGGGCGCACGAGTTAGTTGAGCAGATGGCAGCGTTTCCGAATGCTGAGCATGATGACTTGGTTGATGCTTGTGTTCAAGCTTTGATTCGTTTCAGACAAGGTGGATTTTTGCGGCTCGATACAGACGAGCGTGAAGATCTAATCGGCTTCAGAAAGAAGCACGTTTACTATTGAGGCTCTCATGGAAAAATCTTTATACGAAATGCCCAAAGGCATTGAATCTCTGGAAGGCCCAGAAATTGAAATTGAAGTTGAAAATCCTGAATCTATGTCTATTGAGATAGATGGGATTGAGATTGATCTGACTCCACCTACTGGGGGTGAAGATGAGTTTGACAGCAATCTAGCTGATTTTATTGACGATAGTGTATTAGCAACTATTGGATCTGATTTAGTTGAAGAGGTGTCTAGTGATGTGACATCTCGCAAAGACTGGGTAGAGATGTATGTCAAGGGTCTAGATGTTTTGGGGATGAAGTATGAAGAGAGGACTGAGCCTTGGAATGGCGCTTGTGGCGTATTCTCAACCATACTCACCGAGGCGGCTGTTCGTTTCCAAAGTGAAACTATCATTGAAACGTTCCCAGCGGCTGGCCCAGTCAAAACAGAAATTATCGGTGCAATTGACCGTCTTAAGACTGAAGCGGCAGCTCGCGTTCAAGAGGACATGAACTATAAGCTCACAGAGGAGATGCCTGAGTATCGCCCTGAACATGAGAGGATGTTGTTTAATCTTGGATTAGCTGGCTCTGCTTTTAAGAAAGTTTACTATGATCCATCTCTTGGCCGGCAGACTTCTGTTTATGTTCCAGCCGAGGATGTGATTATTCCTTATGGCTCTAGTAACTCTAGAACAGCAGAACGTGTGACTCATATCATGCGTAAGTCTAAGAATGAGTTGAGGAAGTTACAGGTAGCAGGTTTCTATACTGATGTAGATCTGGGAGAGCCTAGTAACTTACATACTGACGTAGAGAAAAAGAAAGCGGATGAGCAGGGTTACTCAGTAACTGACGACGACCGCTACCAAATTTATGAAATTCAAGTTGACTACGATCTTCCTGGCTATGAAGATGAAGACGGTATTGCATTACCTTACATCATCACAATTGATGTTGGAACTAATAAGGTTCTGTCTATTTACAGGAACTGGGATGAGAAAGATAAGAAGCGTCTTAAACGTCAACACTTTGTTCAGTACGATTATGTACCTGGCTTTGGTGCTTATGGCTTTGGCTTCATACACCTTATTGGTGGTTATGCGAGAGCCGGTACTTCTCTTATTAGACAACTCATTGATGCTGGCACACTAAGTAATTTACCTGGTGGTTTGAAGTCTAGGGGTTTACGAGTAAAGGGTGACGACACTCCTATCGCTCCCGGCGAGTTTAGAGATGTAGACGTACCTAGTGGTTCTATCAAAGACAACATCATGATGCTTCCTTATAAGGAGCCATCACAAGTTTTGTCTATGTTATTGGATAAGGTCACTGAAGAAGGTCGTCGTCTGGGATCTATTGCTGATATGAATATCAGTGATATGTCTGCTAATTCTCCCGTGGGAACTACGTTAGCTTTGTTAGAGCGCCAGTTGAAAACAATGTCTGCTGTGCAGGCTCGCGTTCACTACGCTATGAAGCAAGAGTTTAAGATCCTCAAAGCAATCATTCGTGACTACGCTCCTACAGAGTATGAGTACGAACCTACTTCTGGTACAAGAATGGCCAAGCAGGAAGACTATGACATGGTGGATGTCATTCCTGTATCTGATCCTAATAGCTCGACGATGGCTCAGAGGATCATGCAGTATCAAGCTGTAATGCAGATGGCTCAACAAGCTCCTCAGATCTACAACTTACCTAATCTTCATAGACAGATGATTGAGGTTTTAGGTATTAAGAATGGTGAGAAGCTCGTTCCAACTCCTGACGATGAAGATCCAAGAGATCCTATCTCTGAGAACATGGCGTTCTTGAAGGGTGAACCTACTAAAGCGTTCATCTATCAAGATCAAGATGCTCACATTGCGGTGCATACGACGTTTATGCAGGATCCAATGATTGCTCAGACGATGGGGCAAAACCCAATGGCTCAGCAAATGATGGCTGCTATACAGGCTCACATCGCCGAACACTTAGGATTCTTGTACAGACGCAAAATTGAAGAGCAAATGGGTGTACCGCTTCCTCCTCCGAACGAAAAACTGCCAGAAGATGTGGAAGTTCAGTTGTCTAAGTTGATTGCAGAAGCAAGTGCCCAGCTTTTACAGGCAAATACAGCCCAAGCTCAACAGCAACAGGCTCAACAACAGGCGCAAGATCCACTTATTCAAATGCAACAGGCTGAATTGCAGATCAAAGCGGAAGAACTTAAGCGTAAAACTGCAAAAGATCAGGCGGATATGGCTTTAGCTCAGGCTAGATTGGCAATTGATGCTGAAAGAATCAAGGCAGAGAGCCAAAGAGAGGCTATGAGACTGCAATCCCAGCAGAAACAGACCGAACAGAAGCTTAAAGCTGATGTTATTACCAAAATGACGCGAGGCTAAATGACTAAACCGCTAGTATCCCTATTAATGGCTGCGTATAACAACGTGGCTTACATTAAAAACGCTATTGATAGCGCAAAAAAGCAGACTTATAAGAATTGGGAACTGATAATTCTCGATGATGGGTCTGATGATGGTACTTGGGAGCTAGCGGAGGTCTTATCTAAGGGCGATAAACGCATAAAAGTCCACAAAAATGGGGTAAATATTGGCTATAACAGCACAATGTTGAAGCTTTCTGGCCTTGCAAAAGGGGACTTTTATGCTCATTTTGACAGCGATGACATGCTTGAAAGATATGCCATTGAGGAGATGATGCTGGCTTTTGACCAGCTACCAGACGTTAAGTTCATTTACTCTGACTTTGCCCAGATAGGTAAGAAGGGTGAGGTCGAGCACTATTCCCCAAGTCCTACTTTTGATCCTAACAAATTACATCAACACGGCTGGAGACATTTTGGAATGTACCGCTCAGATGTAATGAAACATATTCAAGGTTACAACGAGAAGCTGGCTAGTACTAATGGCTGTGCAGATGGCGATTTGTTTATGCAAATTGTTGAGAAGTTTCCTGCGGCACGATTACCTAAAGTGTTGTATTTATACCGAAACCACGGAAATAACATTAGTACGAAGAATGCCAAGTGCGAAGCGTGTCCATTAAGAATGGATTGTAACTTTGCACGAGTATGGTGTAAGTCGGCTAATTACGACATTACTACTTTTAAACCAATAGAGGTGCATCATGGAACTGAAGATATTCGAAGTCTTGAACCAAAAAATTAATGAACGGATTCAGGACATAAGTGGATCTTTATGTGACGGCGTGGTTAAAGACTACGCTGATTACAAGGGAATGTGCGGAGTAATCAAGGGTCTACGAACCGCGCAGTATGAGTTGAATGACCTTTTAAGAAAAATTAAGGATGATGACGATGAGTGAATTTGATGTGTCTGCTGTTGATTTTTCTGGTGTTCTTAACAAAGACCCAGAAGAAAAAGCACGACAAGTGCCCGATCCCGCTACTTATCACCTTCTCTGTATGCTTCCTAAAGCAGAAGAGGAATTTAGCGAAACTGGCATTTTAAAATCTTCTACTGCAATGCTTCATGAAGAATTACTTTCTCCCGTCTTGTTTGTGGCCAAGATTGGCCCGGACGCATTTAAAGACGAAAAGCGATTTCCTTCAGGAGCTTCCTGCAAAGTTGGAGATTTCATCATTACGCGACCTAATACTGGGACGCGAATGAAAATACACGGAACCGAGTGGCGACTGATTAATGACGATAGCGTCGAAGCAGTGGTTCAGGATCCCCGTGGAATTCAGCGACCTAACTATTAAGGAGTAGTCTATGGATAATTTTAATAAAGAAGAATTTTCTTTTCCAGATGAGGAGAAGAAACCTGCCGCCGAAGACGATGGTGGGGTAGATGTTGTAATTCAAACATCTGAACCAACCAAAAAAGAATCTAAAAGTACTAGTTATAGCGATGATGATGAACTTGAGAAGTATGATGAAAAGGTAAAGAAACGAATTTCTGACCTTCAGTCTGGTTTTCATAATGAACGTCGCCGCGCTGAAGAAGCCGCCAGAGAGCGGGAAGAGGCTATTGCGTTTGCCCAATCTGTAGCTGAAGAGAATAAAAAACTTAAAGGTTCATTATCTGAAGGGCAGTCAGCATTATTAGAGCAGGCTAAAAAAGTAGTATCTAATGAGGTAGATGAGGCTAAACGGCGATATAAATCTGCTTATGAATCAGGTGATTCTGATGCTTTAGTTGAGGCTCAGGAGCTATTAACTTCTGCCAAAATTAAAATGGAGCGAGTAAATAATTTTCGACCTGCTTTACAAAAGCAAGAAAATGAAGTAAAAATCGCACCTAGGGAAGTCCCTCGTCAACCGCAAGCAGACCCTAAAGCTGCAAGATGGCAAAGCGAGAATTCTTGGTTTGGTAGTGATGATGAGATGACCAGCTTTGCTCTGGGCTTACATACTAAGCTCATTAAGAATGGCATTGACCCTAACTCCGACGAATATTACACACGATTAAATTCGCGTATTCGCCAAGTGTTTCCAGAGAACTTCGATCTGGATAACAACGAATCGGAAACTCAAACGAGTTCCGCTCCTCGTCAAAAATCGAATGTCGTCGCACCTGCGACACGGAGCACCTCATCTTCCAAGATCCGGCTCACTCCATTTCAGGTAACGATGGCTAAAAAGTTTGGTGTATCCCACGAACTTATGGCTCAAAAAATTGCAGAATTAAGAAAAGGTAATTGATATGTCTGAAACTCAAACTCGCGCTAAACGTGACACTGAAAGCCGTGAGGCTGTTGCCCGTCCAAAACATTGGATGCCGCCCCAGCTTTTGCCTGATCCTCATCCAGAGTCAGGCTATGCTTTCCGTTGGATCCGTACAAGCACCTTGAATAAGTTGGACGCTACTAACGTTTCTTCAAAACTGCGTGAAGGCTGGGAACCTGTAAAGGCTTCTGACCATCCCGAAATCCGTTTGTTTGGATCTAGCAGCAATGCACAGTTTCCTGACAGCGTTGAAGTCGGTGGTTTATTACTTTGCAAAACCCCAGTAGAGTTTACTGAACAGCGGAATGATTACTACCGCAATCAAGCGGAAGCTCAGATGCAATCAGTTGACAATACTTATATGCGCGAAAATGATCCACGGATGCCTATGTTCAAAGAACGTAAATCCACGGTCACTTTCGGAAAAGGTACTTAAATTTTTTAGGAGTCTTAAATGGCACTAACAGCAGCACCCTATGGGCTACGTCCCATAAATCGTATCGACGGCATGCCCTATGCTGGCGCTACGAGTCAGTTCTTAATCGACCCCGCTGGCGAAGGTACTAACTTGTTTTATGGACAAGTTGTTATCATCGGCGCTGACGGTTATATCGCTCTGTCTACCGCTACCGGCGCAGACATCACTACCAATAACCTTGGTGGTGCTAACGTAGGTGCAATCGGCGTTTTCGTCGGCGCATCCTATATCAACGCACAAGGTCAACAGATTTACG